GGGGCAAGGAGCCTCTCGCTGGGCCTGTCGGCCCGGGCCGCCCTAGAAGGGCGACCCCCATCCGACAATTGTGCTAACGCTGTCGGGACGTCCACCATGCGTTAAGTGGTTGACATCAGCGAACGGCGCGAACCGTCCGGGAAGCAAACACTTCAACAGTGCCCCGGAGTCAGACACTCGACTAACCGGAACAGCCGTCCTGACTTTGATCCCCTTTACCAGAGGGGACTGATAGTCAGGATGGTGGCGCTGAGGCCTCCATGAAAATACGGAGACTCGGCCCACCACGGAAGAAGTTGGTTCGACGATTGGCATCGGGAGGCGGAGTTTTGCCACCCGTTCGTCGATCAGCCGTGCCACCCTCCAGTAGCCCGCCTGGTAGGCGTGGTTCCTGAAGGAGATTGCGGCCAAAACCTCTTTCGCATCGTGTCGGGTGCGCGGCAAACGCTGGCGCAGGCGAAATACACCCACGTCTTCCCCAGCGAAGTAGTCGCCCCCACAGGACTCCCTGAACCGACCGGTCCAGAAGCTCTTATGGGGATTGGGCCTCATCCCGAATGAGACGAGGTCCGCAAGCACACGTTGTGTAAAGCGCGCGGGCACGATGATGTCGTCGCCAAACACGCGCGTCGTCTTCGCCAAGCCCCTCAACAATCGGGGGGTCAGCGCTGACCTACCCAGCTCCTTACGAACCGCATTGAGGGCAATCGTCGCGAAGACGACGCTCTCGACAGGGAAGCAGGTGGCTGAACCCATCGACGCAAACTTTCGGAGCCAAACACGGCGTCCGTCAGGGAGCGACGCAGTAGTGCTTCTCGATGTTAGTAAGGCACCGAGGAGATTCGGGTAGTTCCCGAAAACAGCACTCACAACGTCCACGGAGATCCGATCCGACGCATCACTAAGATCGATGGTCGAACAGGAGCCGTCAGCCGACCCAATACGGGCCAGTTGCCGGTTGCGATCCTGGCTGTCCAGAGTAATGAACTCCGAACGTCCGGATCGAAAATGGGTCGCGAACTCGCGTAGGACCGACTGCTGTGCGTACTGTACAGTAGCAGGTTCCATTGCGATGATTCGGGCCTTCTCCGCGGTCTTGGGGACGGTTATGACCCTCACGGGTTGTTCGTCCCGGGGTTGAGGAGCCGTGCACTGCCTAAGGCGCTCAAAGTACGAGTACCCGGGCAGAAGGAAGTCGGCCGAGGGGAAGAAAGCCTCGAGCCGATCGGGCCAATACAGCGAATCATACTTCGCGTTTCCGCGGAGCCGATCTGCGGTGGCACCCGGTCCGTGCGTGGGGTAATGATCCCCTCGCGCAATGGTGGAATCGATCGCAGCAAGCTGACGACCGAACACCTGTGTCGCGACAGCACGGAGATCCTTAAGATCTCGGTCGTTGAACCAAAGGTCTTGCACGTCTTCCTCGGTCTGGACGTAGGCGTCGAATGAACGGCGCTGTCGTCGCGGATCACAAACCTCAAACAGCTTTGAAGCGAGGAGGCAAATCTGCCGAATCGCCTGTATGGCTGCCGGGTCCGGATCAGACCGGATTTGGTAGGTGCTTTCATCGAAGACAAGCTTGAGGAATCCACGCAAAAAACACGGGTATCCTCGCCGGCTCTTGAAATTCGGGAACCGGACTGAAGCTAGCGACTCCGCCGCCAGGGCCTGTTCGAGGCTCTTAGCAAAGCGGGGCAAGGTGATAGTCAGAAATGACTCTCCCTCGTCTTCGAATCGGTCGCGAACGGTTTTCACGTCGCGGTCGACGACTACACGGCACAGCGACCCCGCATCCAGCAGGGCCGCGATGATCAGGGAATCCAGGCTTTTCACGCGTACCACCAGGTGGAGAGCGATCCCTGCCCACGATGCTGACCATCAGACCAAGCGGAAGTCCCACGTCAATGTGGGGCCTCGCCTCCTCAGAGCTCGCCACCCAAAAGCTGGGTGACGCGCGCACCGGTAGAAGCGGTCAGGTAGCCCGTGAGGGCATCCACGATCTGCTTCTGCTCGGCGATGGTGAAACCAACCTTGGGGACATCGACAACGAGATACGCAGACATGCTGTACTCGGTGTTGACACCAGCGAGGAAGGGATCAGAGGCGACCTTGCGGAAGTTGAGACGCACCATGCGCCGGTTCCTCTTCGCACGGACGTTCTGGGCGACCACGAGGGCGACGTTACCGTCGTCCTTCATGAAGTTGCCCGTGTCCGCGGAGAGGCCGACGCGCGGGAGCGTGTTGGCAACCGCGTTGATCGTAACGGTCTGGGGATCAGCAAACATGGGACCCTACCTTGTGTGAAGGTCGCTTCGCAGCGAGCTTTTTTGTGTTTCAGAAACGTCATTGTTCCTGAGCTCCTCTAGTGGAGCACCCGGGTTATGCCCAGGGACGCGAGAATGCCCAGCTGCCGTTGCGAAAACGACGCGCTAGGTAGGCCAAAACCGAACGAGGATGCCCGAACACGCCTCTTACACTCGCGTATGAGTGAGACGGTCGGGTGCAGCACGGAGTTGTCCGCCATAACGAGTCCCGATAGGGACCAGTTGGTGACGACTTTGCGTCGCTCCATGACGTAACCGTACTGCAACACCATTCCATCCGACGAGAGCTGACCGAGGTTCGCCATAAGCGGACCCGTGTCAAGAATCCAATCGGATAGCCAGGACCAAGGAGCAAGGTTCCACAGAGTCGCGGGGCTCATATCGAGCCCATACGACCAGCGGGCCTTAGCGAGCCAGCTCCTGAAGGGGGCTGACCGCTCGGATCGAGACGGCAACGCATATCGGAACGCACCCGAGAACCAGATTTCGTCAAGGGTGGTTTCCGTGCGCACCAATCGACCCGGAGCCTTGTACAGGTTGGTGTCCACGGAGGGATAACCGTAATTGGACCCGTAATCCGTGGAAACCGTAGTCGTGACAGCAGGAGGGTGGAACTTCCGTCTGATTCTCCTCCCAGAGTCCTTAAGGGCCTGGTCCCAACGATCGTCGAACTGCTTGACGGCGTCGAGCATGGAGAAGAAATCAGCCACCAGGGGCTTCCACCCGAACTCGAGGTTAAGATGCTCAGACGCGACGTTGCCCGCTAGGGCCCGTTTAGTCTGGGACTTCATCGCCAAGAGTCCGGGTATCGAAGGAAGCCCTTCTCGCAACTCCATTAGTGCGGTTGCGAGACCTGCTTGAGGCTTATTGGGGGCTACGCTTGCGATTACGTGAGCACCCCAATCGTAGAGCTTGGCGTCTGACGACGGGCCGATAAGGTCCGCGCGTTCTACAGCGCCAAAAGTGGTCGGGAGTATGGTCCCCCTCACATAACGAACATATGGGGAGAACCACGGCACCTGAACATTGACGGTCGGGACGGAGACGTCCCAATACGACGACTGGCTGATGAATTCATCGCCGGTGTCACCGAGCTCGCTGTTAAGCCGAATCAGCTCCCTTACATGGGGCGTCATCGGCTCACCGGAGTTCATCCGTCGCTCTAACCGACGCCAGATAAGGCTCGAAAGCCTGTACTGGTCCTCGGTCCTCTGGTTGGAGAGAAAATCAGTCTGGTAGGGGCCATAGTCCGAAAGGCCCGTGATCCCCCACTTGGACCAGGTGCGGAAATTCAGCGCCTGTCTCTCTCTAACTCTTGTCACCTGAGTGTCCTTCGTTCGGAACGTAACACGCCAAAGTGCCACGTAGTCGGGGGCGCCCCTTAAGGGGG